ACATGTCATCGTATATAATTCCAAAACTTCTTGAAGTTACCATGGCTTCTGGAACATTCTCTGTAGGAGAAACTGTAACTGGAGTTTCTGGATCTGTAAGTGTTAGATTTAGATTAGCAAGTCCTAATCACAAATATGGTCCATATAACAGTCCAACACAAACTTATTCGCAAAACCCTTATAATACAACTGAAGTAGTACCAACTTCATATTCTACTACATCTACTATTTTGAATGTAGATACCGCTAGTTTAGAGTTACAGTCAAATTCTGCTTTCTATGGCAATATTATTGTTGGAATGACTCTTACTGGAGCTTCTAGTGGAGCTGTAGCTAATATTACAAATATTAGACTTATTGCTGATAATACTGGCGCAATAATAGGATCTCTCTTTATTCCAGATCCAACATTACCATCAACTCCTAAGTTCGAAACTGGAACTAAAACCTTTACACTTACATCAAGTAAGACTAACGCCACAATAATTGGAACAACAGATAGCACTGCAGAAACAAACTTCTCTTCTTCTGGAACATTAGCTAATGTAGAAAATCTTACAATAAGAACAAGAAATGCAGATGTAGAAAGACTTACTCAATCTGATGAAAGAGAAGAATCTGAAACTACTACTGAATTGCAAGCCGCAACTTCTACAGAAGTAGTGACTTCAGAAGAAGTAGTTAGAACCAGATCAATACAAACTCCTGCAAATCAAAAACCACAAAAGAAACAACCAAAAGCAAATCAAAAACCAGAAAAGAAACAAAAACAACAACAAGCTAAGTGTAAAGAGTTAAAAAATAGAGGAAAAAATCAAAAGAGATTTGTTGATCCTTTAGCACAATCTTTTGAAGTAGTAGAAACTAACGGTGTTTATATCACAAAAGTTGAAGTTTTCTTTAGATCTAAAGATACTACTGGACTCCCTGTTACGATGCAAATTCGTACAATGCAAACTGGTTTACCAACACAAACCATAGTACCTTTTGGTGAAATTGTTTTAGATCCGGAACAGGTTAATGTTTCCGATGATGCAAGTGTACCAACAGCTTTTACTTTCCCATCCCCAGTTTATTTAGCTCCAGATAGTCAATATTCCGTTGTCTTACTATCAGCATCTAATTCCTACAATGTTTGGATTTCTAGAATGGGTGAAAAAGACATTTCAACCATTAATAGATCTGAGTCTGAACAGATTATTGTTTCTCAACAACCATTATTAGGATCCCTATTTAAGTCCCAAAACGGAGCAACGTGGGATCCAAGTCAATTGGAAGATTTAAAACTGGTTGTATATAGAGCGGAATTTTTCAATGGAACTTCTACAGTACGATTCTATAATCCAGATTTGAATATTGGTAATAATCAAATTGCATCATTACAAGTCAATCCAATTGAAACAATATCTAAGACTGTTTTAGTTGGTATTGGTAGAAGTCTAACCAATTCTGAAGTTACTACACTGACTCCTGGATTAACAATTTTACAGTATGGTAACTCCGGATTTAGTGGAAAACTACGGAATGTTATTGGAGCAATAGGAATTTCTAGTACGTTAACTTTAACTTCTCCTGGAACTGGTTTTACATCAAATTATACAGTATATTCAAATGTTAATTTACTACCTATTACTGGTAGAGGTAGTGGAGGAAAAGTTAATATTGCTGTTTCTGGTGGAGTAGCTATAGCCGCAACTGTTTCTGTTGGTGGAACTGGATATTCTTATGGAGATACTCTGACAGTAGATTACTCTCAGACGGGTGGATTTGGAAAAAATCTTCTACTATCAATACCAAATAATGTTGGAATCATATCATCATTCAACACCTTATTATTGGATAATGTTCAAGGTAATGTAGTCGTAGATAGCTCATCGAATTTAATTTTTGTTGGTTCTGGTGGAACAAGTTTACTGGCCGGTGCTAATGTCAGTTATTCTGAAGTTGTCACTGATGGATTACATTTTAAAGTAAAACATTCCAATCATGGAATGTATGCCACAAATAATTTTGTAACTCTTTCTTCTATACAATCTGACCAAAGACCACAAACCATAAATTCTAGTTATACTTCAACTTCTACATCGGACATTGTTCTGAGTTCTGTAGGAATATTCACTAGTTTTGAAAACGTTCCAGTTTCTAACACCAATCCTGGATATATTCTTATTGGAGATGAGATTATAAGATATACTGGAGTGACTACATCTACAAATGTACTTAGTGGCATTACTAGAGGTATAGATTCAACAGTACCTTCAAATTATGCTGCATTAGAACAAGTATTTAAATATGAACTTAATGGAGTTTCTTTAAGAAGAATAAACAAAACACATGGTTTTGCTGATACTAATTTTTCCAAGTATCCAATAGATTTAGATCATTATTACTTAAAAGTAGGTGTAAGTACCAATGGTCCAGATAGATCTGAAGGTAATGGTAATGGATTCCCAGCTTTAGCATTTAATGAAACAAAATCTTGCGGTTCTTATGATGCTTTACAACTAATAAATTCTTATAAGACTCCAAAAGCTACGCAAAATATACCATTTAGCGTAATTACTCCAAACATTGCTATAGCTACTCCACAAGGTACAACTGTATCTGCAAGAATAAGAACATTTTCTGGAGGTTCACCAAATAATAATAGTATTACCCCATTCGTTGACCAGGGATTTGAGGACATAGCACTAGACACAACAAATTATCTTTCCAGTCCAAGGATAATATGTTCAGAGGTAAATGAAAATAATTATTTGCAAGATTATCCAGGTAAAAAATCTTTCACAATGGAAGTTAGTTTAATTACCAGCGATTCTAGAGTTTCTCCTCTTATTGATTTGGATAGAGTTAATATAATTACTACTGGAAATAGAATGAATTCTACAGTTTCAAATTATGCTACAAATCCATTAGTAAATTCTCTCTTAAATGACCCTTCTGCAGCTAGTTACGTTACTAAAGTTGTTAGATTGGAAAGGGGATCTGATAATTTGAAAGTCTTCTTTGATGCATATAGACATAGTACTAATGATATACGAGTAATGTATAGACTCTTCAGATCAGATTCAGATCCTACTACTCAGTTATATGAATTATTCCCAGGATATGATAACTTAGATGAAAATAAAAATGTTATAAATCCATATGATAATAATGGAAAACCAGATATTGAAGTAGTACCATCATCCACATTGGCTGATTTTAGATCACATGAATTTACTGCAAAGAATCTACCATTGTTTAATGGATTCCAAATTAAAATTATTATGACAGGAACAAATCTTGCATATGTTCCTCTGATTAGAGATTTACGAGTAATTGCTTCAGTATAACTATGAGAATTCCAGTAGAAGGTAATCCAGGGTTTTATCGTGATCAATCTAGTGGAGCAATTCTAAATTGCTCCGATTCTGAATACAATTCTTATGTTCAATTGAAACAACTTAAGTTAAAGGAAAAAGAAGAAATCAATCAACTAAAGGAAAATGTTAGTAAGGTTGATTTACTTCAAAAAGAAATAGATGAAATTAAGGACATGATGAAAATGATTTTGAAAAAAATGGATTCTAACTGATAAATAATTAAAAATACAGTAGAATAATGGCGGCAAGAAATGTAAATCTAGTTCTTGAACAGGGGGTTGACTTTCAAGCCACCTTTACAATCAGGAATACTAATAATGCACCATTAAACCTAACTGGATACACTGGTATTTCTTCAATCAGGAAACATCCATCATCTTCAACTTCTTATCCTTTAACTCTTAGTTTTGTAGATAGACTAAACGGTAAAATTGCAGTATCTATGGGATATACTGCAACCGATTCTATAGAAGGTGGTCGATATGTTTATGATGTAGTTCTTATTTCTCCAAATTCATATAGAACAAGAGCTATTCAAGGAAATGTTCTAGTAACTCCAGGAGTTTCATAATGACCGATTATATAGTAACTTTAAATGAACCAGGTCCGTATAGGATTGGAGTTGATTATGAAATTCCAACAAAATCAATACAGTATGGGAATATTATTTTAGATAATATAAATTCCCAATTTACTGGCGTTGCCCATACTTTTGGACTTTATTCATCATCTACATCATATGTTCCAATTAATGATCAACAGTTAATTGTTGTCAAAAATAATTTGGTGATGGAACCAAATGAAGATTATACCACTTCAAGTAATAATATAATTTTCACTTCTGCTCCAAATCCTGGTGATGATGTTTTTATTATAGCTTTAGCAACAACTGCAGATTTGACAAGAACCATTAATTATGTGGTTGATAGTGGATCAATATCAATGGTATCTGGTAATAAGGGATCTGTAACTTTAGATGTTAGTGGTGTATTGGAATCTTTAACTATTTTATCTGATCAACAGGGAGATTTAACACTAGACATTAAAAAATCGAACTATTCTACATTTCCAACATTTACTTCTATTGTTGGTGGAACTTATCCACAAATGACAAACTCTAGAAAAGTTCGTGATGATGTTCTTACAGGTTGGACGAAAACTATAATTGCTGGAGACATTTTGACTTTCGATGTGATATCAGTCAATAACATTAATAGGTTTCTAATCTCTCTGAAATTAAAATTATAAATAAAGATAGTTATTACAAAATCGTAGCCTGTAGGGGAGTTATTTCGAATGGCACTATTAGTCCCAAATATAGGAGAACTTGAGTCGCTTAGGTATCTAGTTGCACAAAACAATCACACTGCAAGTCTTGCTGACCAGTCTCCCAGAAACTTAGTTTTAAAACTTTTTACCAGTAATACTACTCCAGCAGAGAGTGATGTTCCTTCAGCTTCTGCGTATTTTGAACCATATGGTATAGGTAACACGAATGCTTATGGGTTTGCTCCTACTACAGGCTATCCATATTGTGTAAATAATAGATCTGATCAGACATATACTTCACAGACAGGTATTCTTTTGAATGGTTCTCGTTGGAGAATCAATCAGGTTGGTTCTGGAACAACTGCAACATATCCAGAACAAACATTTACCTTCACTGGAGCAGCCGGGGATGTTTATGGTTATTATGTAACCAGAGCAAACAACATGCCTGTTTCCGTACAAGGTGTAGTCCATTATGCATCTGTAGGTATTGGAACAACTATAACCAAAGGTGATAATACCGACCCAGTTATTGGAGTTGTTGGTAACTCTTATATCACTGTTGATCCAGATCAAAACGTTGATGATTTAACTCTTGGAATGAGAGTTGCAGGAAACGCTGGTATTCAAACTGGTACAATTGTTATTGGAATCGACAGAGCATTAAAAGTTGTTTATTTGGATAAACCACTTATTGACAACATTCAGCTTGCAACAGATCCAAGTGTAACTTTCAGTTTTGGAAAAATTGTTGCAACTGGACACCAATTGGTTGCTGGAGATATCCTATATGTTGCAGCAGGAACTGGTAATACTACTTTGACATCTGGAACATATACCGTATTCTCTGTTCCTAATGCAAATGAGTTTACTACTACACCAGCACTCACAGCTACTCCAAACGCATCTGCTGGATTGAGTACCGCAACTCTTTATAGTTCAATTATGTATGCAGAAAGATTTACTAACGGACCATACACAATTGCTAACAACGGAGACCAAATCAAAATTACTCTAAACGTTGCTCTAGATTGATTTTATATTAAAAATTTAATATTTTTTGATGGTGAGAGGATTGCATTTTTATGGCGATCCTCTCTTTTTCTTTAAAAATTCTGTTGGGCTATCTCTATGACAGTCTATGTTTACAATGAATCCACTGGAATTAACTCATTTTCTACTGAGGATTATGGGTTAATTTCAGCTGCGACGACAGTATCAGTAGACAATGGACTAATAACAGAACCAAATCCAGTATACACTCCAGCTCCAAGTCCTGAAGATGATTGGTATCTCATATCAGTTGGAGAAACTCTCTATCCATATGGATCGTTATTTACCTTATCTTCAGGTAGAGAGTCTATTACATATGCTACATATGTTGCTTCTGGAAATATATCCTTTATAGCTAAGACCGCGACAGAGAAAGTAACCTTTACTTGGGTTGGTAATGGTACTTTATTCGAAATAGGTAGCGGATTAGAAAGAACACTAAGACCTTACGTATCTTCCGGAACCTTACGACTTGGTGAAAATAATTCTGCGGAATCCTCACTAACTGTACAAACCGCAGATACAACAAATACTCAACTCTTCAGCATTTCTGGATTTGCTGTAGAAAAAGACGTAGACGCATATAACGGCACTGGACTACTAAGTATTGATGGTTCATCTATCATTACGCAAACCGGATCCATATTTGGTTCCGGTTCATTAATTCTTTCAGATTCTGCAAATACTTCTCGTTTAACACCTTACGTAGGTTTTGGTACATTAAACCTCTCATCGAATGTTATTGAGAGTGAAACCGAGACCTATATTGGATTTGGAACGTTACCTAGCCTTTACAATTCTGATACTGTACATCCTTTTGTTGATTATACTCCACATTATGGTATAGATCAAAACATTGGTGTCGGTACTTTTGGAATTAGATTTGTACCTGGAGCTGGATTTACACCAGACGGAGATGGAAATCCTCGTGATGCCAAGACATATTCCAACAGATATGGAAATGTTAATGGCGATACGAACTCCGGTTCTGGTATAGGTACATTTAGATTTGATCAAGTAAGAAACCTTGCTGTTTATTCTCCACTAACTCCTTACTTCGGAGTAGGTCTTTTTGTAATTAATGGAAGTGTTTCCGAATCATTTACAAGATCAAGTTATTTTGGATTAGGTGAGATCGGTATTTCCAGTGGAGCTACTGGATTTGGTAAGTTTGGAACATATACTTATGCTGGTCTTGGAACAGTTGTATATGACCAGGAAAATGCCGAAGAAAGAATTTCTAATTCATATGTTGGTGAAGGACTGGTAGTTATTGATGCATTTGCATCAGATATTAAGAAAACAAAATCTTATGTAGGAATTGGTGTATTAGGTTATTTCTCCGGTGCTTCCGAATCTTCAACAATATCTCAAGTTGGAGATTCGGTCTTATTTATTCTATATCAGATTTCTGGGGAGTCTAATGCAAGTCGCACTTATGTATATGAAGGTGATGGAAATCTAAGTATAGTTGGATATTCCGATATTAGTATCACTCGAAATGACGGATCAACTGTCTTGTTCCACTTCGAGACTCATATTTCGGATAGTGAATATGACACTTGCGATTCCACAGAAGTTACTTGTGATTATCAAGATGCAGCACTTGTAAGTTTCGTAAGTAATCCACCTGAAAATACAGTTCTATTTAATTTAAGTGGATTAGCTGATACTAGAGAAATTGATCTATTTGTTTATAGTGGAATAGGTTCAGTTCAGTTTGTTGGAGGATTTACTGATCTTAAGCTAACGAATTCTTATTCTGGAATAGGAACTCTATCTATAAGTTCTAACCTAATTGAAAAAGAATCTGAGATTTATATTGGAATTGGTACAATACTTAAGTTGTCCGGAGGTTCGGAATCTAGGGTAACTAATGTTCCACAGAACACAATTCTTTTTGAAATTACTGGATCTGCTCAAACAAGAATTGAACTTGAATATTCTAATGTTGGAGTTGGAAACATCACAATTTCTGGTGATGCGTCTACAAGACAAACCGATCTGTTTGAAAAATCTGGTACTGGTTTAGTAACGATATATGGTGATACTTCATATCGATTCGTACCATCACCGGAAGGTTCTGGAATAGTCTCAATTGGTGGATTTGCGGACAACTCACTATCGAAGACCTACAATGCGTTAGGAAGTCTATTTGCAGTCTCTTCCGGAAGAGAGTCTTATATAAGGTCAACGTACACAGGACTAGGAACAATTTATATTCTACAGAATGTTGGAATAACTACAATAAATCCTTTCCAAATACCAAGAACTTATGTATGTATTATTTAAAATTGCTCTAAATATATCAGAGAAAGTAGTAGTTTGAAAGTAGTCGTACTATGACTAAGCAGGTACAGCTAAGAAGAGGGACAAGTGCAGAACACGCATCATTTACTGGTGCTGTCGGAGAATTAACAATTGATACCACTCTTGATGTGGGTGTTGTTCATGATGGTAGTACTGTAGGTGGCCACCCTCTAGTTGGAACCAGAGCACCACAAACTATTGTTAATAAAACATCAATAGGAATCGGAACTACAGTTGCAAATTCTGAATTAGTCGTAGTTGGTAATGCTGATATTAGTGGTTCTGTAAACTCAGAATATTTAAATATAAATGAAAGATTTCTTTTAACAAAAACTGGAATAATATCCGCTGTTTCCAGTAATAGAATATTAGGAATTGCTACTTTAGGACTCAGAAAAGGCGATACTGTAACAATTGGAGCTGGTGTAACTTTAGGGACAGGAAGTACATCAATTATTACAGGATTTGGATCTGATATTATATTATTAGCTGATAATTTCGCAAGTCGTCTTGTTAATAAGACTGGTCGATTTGAATTCCCAAGTTCTTTTAGTATTATTGGAATAAACACTGCAAGTATTAGCGTAGGATATGGAATTACTGGGCAATACTTACGTTCGGATGAACAAGTATTTTCTGTAGGAATAGATCAAATCCAATTAACCTACGGGGCAACAAATCCTTTCTCTGGCGAAGTAGATATTCTTGGAAATACTACAGCAGGAAGTAATGTAATTGCTGGTGTAAGCGCTCTCGATACTGCTCAAGTTGAAATTGGAGCGTTTGTTGAAGATTTAGATAGTCCTTCTAATATTTCCGCAGGTACTACTGTAGTCTCAAAGACTACAACTACAATAACTATATCCACAAATGCTACACAGACACTCGCTGGAACAACCATAGGACTTACTCGTGATTACAACTTTGTTCTTACACCTCCTCCTATCACTGATAATAATATTGTAATTGGTAATCCAAAAGCCGGAAGAGCAGATATTCCAAGAGTATACTCCGATTTTATTGATACAAGCGATATCAATAGTACTGCGGCAATTGTCAATACACTATTCAGTGATACATCATATACAAATCAAGCTAATATTAATTCGGGTATTATTACTACAGCCTCAATTAATTCAGCAGTTGTTAGTAATTTAAATGCAACTACCGTATATTCAAATGATGTTAATATCAATACCGGTATTATTACAAGTGTTATAATTTTAGGTTCCAATATTACTAATTCCAATACTAATACTGCTAGGATTAATATTGGTATCATTACTTCTGCAACCATAACTGGTGCTGGAATTACTAACCTTAATGTACAGACATCTACAACTAATCAGGCAAACATCAATATTGGTATCCTCACAACTGCTACAATTGGTGGAGCTACTGTTACTAATATAAACGCTACGAATTCTTATACAAATACGGCTAATATTAATAGTGGTATCATTACTACTGCTACAATTACTGGTGCTACCGTAACTAATGCTAATATTAGCACGTCTTACACTAATCAAGCTAATATTAACACAGGTATTATTACTAATGCTACCATAGGTAATGTTGGTATAACAACATCATATACAAATCAAGCTAATATTAACATCGGTATTGTTACTACAGCTACGATTACTGGTGCCACTATTACCAACGCCAATATTACCACTTCCTACACAAATCAAGCCAATATTAATAGTGGAATTATTACTACAGCTACTATTTCTAGTGCGACTATTTCTAATGCTGGAATTTCCACCTCTTATACAAACATTGCTAATATTAATACTGGCATTATTACTAGTGCAACTATTAGTTCGGCAGATATTAATGTTGGAATAACCTCATTTTCATTTGTTGCAACATCTTACTCTAATGAAGCCAATATTAATACTGGAATTATAACATCAGCTACGATTAGTCAAGCGGGAATTACAAGTTCTAATACTCAGTTTGCAACTATTGTTAATGCTGGAATCTCCACGTCTTATACTGATGTAGCCAATATTAATAGTGGAATTATTACTTCGGCTACTATTGCTGGCGCAACTATTACTAATGCCAATATTACCACATCATACACTAATGTAGCTAATATTAATCTTGGCGTTGTAACTTCGTTAACTGGCCAGACTAGTATTATTGACAACTCCTTTACTACCACCTCTTATACAAACCAGGCCAATATTAATACTGGTATCATCACTGAAGCCATAATAACTAATGCAGGAATCACTACATCATATACTAATGTAGCTAACATTAATAGTGGAATTATTACTTCAGCCACTATTGATTCCGCTACTATTACTAATGCAGGAATCTCTACTTCTTATACAAATAGAGCTAATATCAATGTAGGTGTAATTACTGAGGCAGTAGTAACTAATGCAGATATTATAACCTCTTACACAAATACAGCTAATATCAATACTGGTATTATCACTGCAGCAACAATAACTAATGGATCAGTTTCAAATCTATATGTCAATTCTGGCAACATTAATACAGGAATTATTACTGGTGCTATAATCACTAATGCCAATATTACTACGTCCTATACTAATGTAGCTAATATTAATGTAGGATTTATAACTGCGGCTACAGTAACTAATGCAAATATCACTACTTCATATACAAATCAAGCTAATATCAATAGTGGTATCATCACTGAAGCCATAATAACTAATGCAGGAATCACTACATCATATACTAATGTAGCTAACATTAATAGTGGTATTATTACTAATGCAACTATAACAAATGCAATAGTAACTAATGCGAATATTAGCACTTCATACACAAATCAAGCTAATATTAACGTAGGTTTAATTACCGCCGCGACGATAACTAATGGATCTGTTTCAACACTATATGTAAACTCTGGCAATATTAACACGGGAATTATTACTGGTGCTATAATCACTAATGCAAATATCACTACTTCATATACAAATCAAGCTAATATCAATAGTGGTATTTTAACATCTGCAGTAATAACTAATGCAGGCATCACAAGTTCATACACTAATGTAGCTAATATTAACGTAGGATTCATAACTGCGGCTACGGTTACTAATATAAATGCCACGAATTCTTATACTAATACTGCTAATATTAATAGTGGCATCATTACTAATGCATCTATCGAATATGCAACAATTCAAAATGCAGGAATTTCAACATCTTATACAAATCAAGCCAATATTAATGTTGGTGTGATTACTGCGGCAATAATAACTAATGCCAACATCACCACATCATATAGTAATGTGGCTAATATTAATACTGGAATTATTACTTCGGCTATAATAGATTCAGAAGTAGTAACAAATTCTAGTATTTCTACATCTTATACAAATCGTGCTAATATTAATGTTGGTGTGATTACTGCAGCAACAATAACTAATGCGAATGTTACCACTTCATATACAAATCAAGCTAATATTAATACTGGTATTGTAACAACTGCTCATATAAACACTGCATATATTGGATCAGCAAATATAAACATTGGGTTTGCAACTTATCTCGGTGTTACAACTAGTTTAACTGATAGAGCAAACATCAATGTTGGTGTAATTACCTCTGCTGGAATAACTACCGCAACTATTGATAGATTAAATGTAAACACTGGAGTTGCAACTTATTTGGATGTAAGAGTTTCTTATTCAGGAACCTCTTATGTTAATACAGGTATTATTACAAATGTAGGAATTACTTCTGGTTCTGCTAACCTGCTTTATCTTAACGCCGGTATTGCAACTTATCTTGGAATTACTAGTAGTGTAACTAATGAAGCAAAAATCAATGCAGGTATTATAACAAATGCAAATATAACAACTGCTACTGTCAATACTTTAAATGTAAATAGTGGAATTGCGACTTATCTTGGAATTACAACAGCGGTAGCGACTGCATTTAATATTAATACTGCATATATTAATTCTGGTATTATAACCAGTGCAAACGCAAGTTCACTAATAGGACAAAATGTTAATATTGTTAATGGTAACGTAGATAATTTAAATGCAACTCTTGGATTCGTTACTCACTTAAGTGCAACAAACATCAATGTAAGTGGTATTTCTACACTTGGTAATGTTAGAATTGGTACTGGTAATACAAGTTTAGTTGTAACTGGTAATGCAAGAATTACTGGAATTTTAACAATTGGATCGTCTTCAGTAACAATAAATGGAAACAATAATAATGTAAGCGGTGTTAACAGTATTACCGGTAACGTCGGTGTATTTACGAATGTTCAAGTTTCTGGAATTAATACATTTACTTCTCTTAGAAATAACGTTACATTTAAGACATCACAACTTGGAATTGCAACCAATTATGATTTGGTTTTACCACCAACATTAGGTCAGAATGGACAATTACTTGGTTTAAATGCAGATGGAACTCTGGGATTTGCAACTGGTACTGGATTGTATGAAAACAGATATTATGTTTCTTCAGTTAATGGTGATGACGCAAATGATGGTAAAACTCTTCCAGTTAAAACCATTAAGAGGGCATCACAATTAGCATCTTTTGATAGCTTTATCATTCCTGGTCAAAGATACCTTGATGCTGGTAATTTAATTGAATCCAACAAAGAATTCATTAAAGAAGAAGTAGTAGCTTATCTTGAATTCAACTATGAGGATATTTCAACTCGTTTGATGGATTATGATCCAGTAATTTGTAAAAGAGATATTGGATATCTTGTAGATGCATTAGCTTATGATATTAGATTTGGTGGAAATTCCAAGTCTAGAGAAGCTGGATTAGCGTATTGGTCTGGTGCTACTTCATATGTTGCAGGTGAAGAAGAAGAGGCTATTTTTGCATATGAGTATATTAAATTCCTTGGTCAATATATTATTAATAACCAGTCGCCACCAACCCTTTATCAGACTGCAGTATCTCAAACTTTTGATTTTACAATTATTGATGATCCAGAGAATACAAATACAAACTACTTCCATAGATCTAAAGATGCTAGAAATCTGATCATTGGCAACCGTCAAGAAATTATTGATAAGTCTCTTGCATCTGTAGCTCTTGCTGCTACAACTGGATTCTACTTCCCAGGTGAACAAGAAACTAATGAAAGATCCAGATATTATGATTCTTATAAGTTAATCCAGATTAACAAACAAGAAATCGTAGATAAATCAATCGCATCTATTGCTATTGGATTCCCAACAGGATTCTATGTTCCAGGCCCTGGAGTCACATCAACTACAGAAGATTCCAGATATTATGATGCTTATAGATTAATCCAAATTAATAAGAGTGAGATTGTTGCTACCGCTTTAACTGCAATATCCGTTCAATACCCAACACTTTGGTCTTCTGGAGTTTCTTCAGCTAAGTGTCAGAGAGACTTGGGATACTTTGTTGATGCAGTCTCTACTGATGTCTTTACTGGTGGTAATAATTATGCAAGAGCTTTCACAGGATTCTATTTTGTTGGTGTAGGAACTACCAGTTTAGCTGGAGAAGAACAACAAACAATTTACGGATTCCAACAAGCTGGAACTCAGATGAGAAGAGCTATTACAAATCTTCTCACAAATAAGAATTTGAATGTTTCTAGTGGACCAGAAACATATAACGGAGGTGGAGGTAACGTAGGTGTTTCCAGTACAACTGCATGTACAGATGTACAAAATACCATTGTTTCTCTCGTTGGAATCGTAACTGCAGCAATAGGAGTTGGAAATACTAGTGGACTCCCTGCAGTAAATTACGGTGATTTTGATCTCAACGTCATTGGATATGGAATGACAGAGGGTATCTGGAAGTGTGCTAGAGATACCGGATTCTTTATTGATGCCGTTTCTACTGATGTGTTTACAGGTGGTAATAATTATGCTCGTGCATTTACTGGATTCTATTTCAGTAATGTAGGTAATCTTCTTGCGGATGGTTTAGCCGGAGAAACCGCAGAATCTAATTATGTGTTTGAGAGTGCTAGAGATTACATGAAGAAAGCTGTTACCAATCAGCTTAATTCTAGAGATCTTACTATTACTGCAGATCCAGTAACTGGATTTAACACTGATCCTAATTCTTGTTCTAATGTAAGATCAACTATTGATACGTTGACTGGAATTGTTACAACAGCTGTTGGTTCTGGTAGTACTGCTGGAATTGGTGCAACAACAAATTATGGATATTTCTTGGTCAACTCTACCTATAATGTAAGTGATTTTGTAGGAATTGGAACCACTAATGTTGTTGGTGGACGTAAATGTGCAAGAGATCTTGGATACATTGTCGATGCTGTTGCTCAAGATATCTCTTACGGAACTAACCAACATATTCTTTATGCAACTAAAAAGTACTTCGATGGTGCTGGTGCAGCAAGAACAGATGGATTGTTGGGTGAAGAAGTAATCTCAGCTTACGCATTCCAGAGTTTAGGTACTTATGCAAAGAGAGCTGTAACAAATTGGTTAAATTACCAGGATTTAAGTATCCAAAATGATGTTAGTGTTGGATCCACAAACAAAGATGTAAATGTTTGTGCGAACATAAGATCTAATATTGATAACCTTGTTGGAATTCTTACAACTGCAGTCATTAGTGGAAGTATTGTTGGAATTGCAACTACAAACTTAGGTTTAACCGATTGTGCGGATGTCAGATCTGCATTAGTTAACTATGTTGGCATCATTACAACTATTGTTGGTCTTGGCACAACTGCAGCCCCAGCATTGGTTGCACCAGGAACACAGTCACAACCTGTTTGTATTATCGTTGAGGCTGGAAACTATGTAGAAGATAACCCAATCATTCTTTATGATGATGTTGCAATCGTTGGCGATAACCTAAGAAATACTATAATTAGACCTGCAAATGCTGGTAAAGATTTATTCCGTGTAAGAAATGGAATCTATCTCACTGGTTTTGCTATGAAGGATGCGATTGATCCAAACGTACCTCTTATTTCTGAAGAGGTAGAAGTTGGTCCAGATGCTATTCAACCAGAACAAGGTAAGTCCATGGTTGCCGCAGCATTTACGATGGTTTCCTTCGGTGGTATCGGTTGGCGTGTTATTAACGATGGATATTCACAGGTTGTTTCTTGTTTCCAAATTTTCTGTAGATATGGATCCCTAGCGCAGTCTGGTGGATACCTATCCATTACAAACTCTGCAACTAACTTCGGTTTATATGCTTTAAGATCTACTGGATATAGTAGAAATTCGTTCATTTTTGATCGTGGTAGAGTTGCCGCGACTGGCACTTCTGGTGGATTACAAACACTCAAGGCAGTTGGATATGGTAGATCTGATGTTGAAAACTATATTCTCAGATTCTTCGATGGAAATGGAGTTGATAGAACTTCACAGTTCAAACCAGCAGTAACAGTAAAAGAATTTAATGGAGCTACTGGAGTTGGTCTAACTGAGAATACTATTACAATTACAACTCACGGATTTAATAATGCTGATCCAGTTATTTACAATGGAGACGAACAAGTAATTCCAAATAGAATTGTTGGTGGACTGGTTAACGACAACCAATACTATGTTGTTTATATTGATGCTGATAATTTCAAGTTAGCTGAAGATGAGTCATTGAATACCATCGTTGACTTGACTTCACTAAGTACTGGTATTCATACTATTACAAAGTCAACTCAAGACTTCTTCGTAAAAGAAATTATTGATTCACATAATTCATATCAAAAACTAACCCTTGCTGGAGTGGGTTCTACAGCATCGTTTGTTTCTGGTAGATTAATCAGTCAAACTGTAGTTGGAGGAACTGCAACTGGATTTGCGGTAACGTATAACAACACTACTAGAGAACTTATTGTCGCATTAGAACTTTCTTCTGGAGTTAGAAGGAATTTCTCAGTTACTAATGGAACAACAGTATTAAACATTAATGATCACAGTCCATCTCCGATTTCTATCGGGGTAAGTGCTGTTGTCGGATTAACTACTTATTGGACTGTTGAATTTAAGACAGATTCTACAATAGCTGGAACACTCGTTCAGAATATTGGAACTTTACCTGAAGTGTATAAACTACACTTCCACAGACCATCTATTGTAAACTCTTCATCACACACTTGGGAATTCTCTGGTTCTGGTATAGATTATAATGCTCTCCCACAAAATGGAGGTCAAACCGATCCAAGATCTGAACAAGTTTCTGAACTTGGTGGTAGAGTTTATTCATCCGGTACCAATGAACTTGGAGACTTTAAGATTGGTGATTCGATTGTTGCCTATAACAGAACTGGTAACATTATCTTCAATAATACTGTTACTATTGGTACTCTTGATTCTATTAGATTATCGCTGTCTGGTGGTAACGTAATTGAAGAGTTCTCTACGGATACGGATCTTGGTGATAATGAAATTGGTGGACCTAAGCACTCTAGAGTTCCTACACAACTTTCAACTAGATCATT